ACCATATCAAATGTGTAAAAAAAGACCAGATGGTATTTTATTAGGCATTTTTAAAATAGTTGGCGAAATTTTTTATACAATTAAAGAATCTATACATTTTCTCTCTTCAACGTTTTTAAAAAATGAAAATTATAAATTAGTAAGCACTGGTCATTCTCTTGGTGGCGGATGTAGTCAAATATTTTCATATTTAATGGTCAAACAAAATCCAAAAATTAAAATCACTTGTGTCACATTTGGTGGACCACGTGTGTTTAACAAACACGTAAACGATAAGTTTATTAATTACATAGAGAGAAATATAATAATGTTTAGAAGGTATGTTACAAATGGGGATCCAATTGCACTTTTACCTTTCACAACAAATAGTGGAAATAATTCATATTATCACCCTGATGACAAAAATGACAAAATGTCAAATGTAGTTTTTTCTTGTAAAAATATCAAAAAAACACAAAAAGTTGTTTGCAATTTGCGCAGCAAAACCAAAAAACACAAACCTAGTTTGAAATATCACGGCATGTATTTAGGTGTGTCATATGATGGAGCAGGTGAAGGTATTACAAATTTAACAAAGGAAATTGTTAGATATCACGACAATACAGTTTGTAGAATTATTTTTGGTGGTAATAATGAAAAAAGTCGCGCAGTGTTTTTCCTTTTAGATGATTTAAAAACTAAAATCAAACCACACGATATTTTAGATAAAGTAATAACAAAAATTAAAAAAAAAATTACAACTGATTATAAACATCAAGATATTTATATGAATACAACAATTTTTAATAAATTATTAAAAAAAAGTATTGTTCTGAATGATGATAATACGAATCCCACGTTGTTTACGGAATTAGTGGAAATAAAACAAGGTGTTGAAAAACCGGAATTGTATTGCAAGTAATATTTTATAAAATATATTGTTCAATTTCCTGAATCCATTCATCAAGTTGTGTCTTATTTTCATAAATATCAATATTTCCGTCTAAAATTAATTGCTCATTGCAAACGCAATTAGACGCGCTCTTGTCTAACATATTGTCGTGATATAAACTACAAGCTGTTAAATACTGAAGAGGAATGTTTTCCTCACCTTCTCTTGAACGCTTCACTATTCGCTCATAACATTTGTCAGGAGATGCTTTAACATAAATCACTTTATGAACTGGAAACTCGCCTGAAAATGTATCAAACCAATTCAAATAAATTTGATAATTGACGTCTTCGATTTTACCACTGTCATACAACATTTTCGCAAACACCATCTTGTCTGTATATAAACTGCGCTCGGTAATGATTATGTAATTATTGCTTTTATTTTGACCAATGTTTTTTTCCTTCAATGTGTCTCGAAGTACTTTTATTCTAGATACATACGCCATCATTTGAAATGAAAATGAATACTTTTCTTGGTCTGTATAAAATTTCTCTAAAATCGTAATTCCATTCTTATCTTTTATTTTCGCCCATTCGTCAACAGGTTCCTTCAAAAATATAACAGATTTATTATCTTTAAAATACTCGCGCAAATTCGCAAGCAATGTTGACTTACCAGAACCAATATTTCCTTCAATTGAAACAAAAGTATAAGAGACGCTTTCAGACATTGTAGATTATTATATATACGATCAATTTATTTATATTATTTTATTTCAATTTTAAAAAAAATTGAATTAAAAATTGTATTTAAAGAATACAGTATAAGATTAATAGACACAATTTTAAAATGGATTTAAATCAAAGAAAGCTTAACAAATCGGAATGGGAATCTATTGAGGTTCCTGTTTCCCAATCAGAAATAGATATATTGAAATTAATTACTGATGGGTTTCACAATGTGAATATACGCGTCAATAATAATAAATCGTTGTTTTCATATTTAAAAATAGAATACAATGAAAAATTTGAGGAATATGTCTACAATAAATATTTTCGCGAAAGAGTAAAGGTTATTGAAGAAAAACTTAGAGCAATACAACCCAGTTATAAAAAAATTGATGTTGATGGTATTATACGATTAAATTCAGCAGATAAAATTAGGATGGAGCGTAATGATGAAGATAGTATTAAAAAATCGGATGTTTACGAGAACACACTTTTAACGCATATTGACAAACTATTACAATATTATTTGGAAAAAAATAAAATATTAGTATCATTACATTATTTTACACTATATAAATTAATAAGGAATAACATTTTCAGACTAAATAAGTTTATTGATTATTTAACTAAGAGTGTATTGGACATTTTATCAGAAGAAATTGACAGCGTCGATTTAATTGAAAATGGTGTTGAAATAATTGAGAAAAACGATAATTTATTAAAATATGGCGATTTAATGTTATATGAACACCAAAAAGAAATATTTACGTTGACTAAAAGTGTAAGGCCCAAATTGGTTTTGTATATGGCACCTACAGGAACAGGTAAAACGCTTACACCAATCGGTTTATCTGAACATAAAAAAATCATATTTGTGTGCGCGGCAAGACACGTTGGATTAGCGTTGGCGCGAGCAGCAATTTCAGTTCATAAAAAAATAGCGTTTGCGTTTGGTTGTGGTAGCGCGTCCGACATTAGATTACACTATTTTGCGGCAAAAGAATATACAAAGGATTATCGCTCAGGACAAATTCGAAAAGTTGATAATAGTGTTGGCGACAATGTTGAAATTATTATTTGCGATATTAAATCATATTTACCTGCGATGTATTATATGTTGGCGTTCTTTAAAGCAAAGGATATTATTATGTATTGGGATGAACCGACCATTACAATGGATTATTCGGAGCATGACTTTCATTCTATTATTAAAAAAAACTGGTCCGATAATTTGATACCTAATGTGATTTTATCGTCGGCCACATTACCAAAATTAAATGAATTAACCGAAACAATTCCTGACTTTAAAGTGAAATTTCCTGACGCCGAAATACATAATATTGTTAGTCACGACTGTAAAAAGTCTATACCGATTATTAATAAAGATGGATATGTTGTGTTGCCTCATTATTTAAGCGATGATTATAGTGAAATTCTCAAAATTGTCGGACATTGTGAAAATTATTTGACATTGTTGCGATATTTTGATTTGAAAGGAGTCGTTCAATTTATTACATTTGTGTTAAAAAATAATATGGTTGGGAAAAAAATGGATGTGCGTAGACATTTTGACAGCATTGATGATATTAATATGACAAATATTAAAATATATTATATTAAATTGATGAAAAATATTGATGCGACACAATGGATTGTAATTTATAATCATTTTGTAGAAACTAGAAAACCTAGGATATTTTCAAATGAAAGTGTTGATGTAAAGGGTAATAAAATCAGCAAATCTAAAAGTGTGGATTCTTCTGTTGCAAGCGTATTTAATGTGGCAAATAATTTATCCGGGAAGACATTGTCACGTGTAGCAAGCGCACAAGTAACACCTGTTACTAATATTCCAGCGCCAATCGGCACATCAGGCGCATATATTACAACTAAAGACGCATATACATTAACCGATGGTCCTACCATATTTCTGTCAAATGATATTGAAAAGATTGCTAAGTTTTGTATACAACAAGCAAATATTCCTGCCGTTGTTATGGAAGACATTATGAAAAAAATAGATTATAATAATGTTTTAAATAAAAGACTTGCTGAGTTAGAAAGTGAATACGATATAGAAAAAGACAGTATTGAAAGTGCTGTCAAAAATGCTACTGGAACTGGTAGCGCTGCTGGAAGAAATAAATCGACGAAAGATATTAGGAAGTTTAACAGAGACGTTGATGAAAACAAATCCAGTAAAAACATTATAAAAAGACTTACTGAAGAAATGGAATCTTTAAAATCTATGATCAAATGCGTCTCATTGAATGAGTTATTTGTTCCGAACAAAACGCAGCATATTGAAAAATGGACGTCTTCGAGTTTAGACACTATGCGAGCATTTACTAGCAATATTGATGACAATACTGTAAATGATATAATGACACTTAGCGGCATCGATGATAGTTGGAAAATATTGTTATTGATGGGAATTGGTGTGTTTATTAATCACGAAAACATTCGATACACTGAGATTATGAAGAAAATGGCAGATGAACAAAAATTATATATGATTATTGCGTCGAGTGATTATATTTATGGAACGAATTATCAGTTTTGTCACGGTTATCTGAGTAAGGATTTGGATTTAACACAGGAAAAAATTATTCAAGGTATGGGTAGAATTGGACGTAATAATATTCAGCAAACATATACGGTGCGTTTTAGAGATGATGCGCAAATTTCAAAATTATTTACATCGGATACTGAAAAACCTGAAATAATTAATATGAATAAATTGTTTAACAGTAATAATGTAAAATATGAAGACAATAAGTATATTAAGATTGTCGAAGAAGAAGATTGTTAAAAATATAAAATATAAAATTTAAAATATAAAATATTTTTTCATTTGTTATATAAATGAGTAATCAACAACCTATACCAATACACATACTTAATGCCATAAATTTTTTACGTCTTGATGATAAAGCAAGAGAAAAAATTAATGATTTATGGAGATTATATTTAAGACTATATGAACATGATTCAGATCAGTCTGTAGAAGAAATGGAAACGTTTATACAGGAACTTTATAATATGTCTAACCGTACTCAACAGTCAATGTTAAACGCTATTAACCAAAAAATAAATGATGTAGAGGGAGAAATAAATGGAAATGTTTTTAATGGAAGGGGTGGTATAAAAAAACGTAAAAAAAGAAAAAGAACTAATAAGAAAACGAGTAAGAAAAGAAGTAATAAAAGAAGAAAAACTATAAAAGGTGGAAAGGATCTGACCGCATTATATTTAAATAAACCATTTTATTTGGGTGAAGAAATAAAACGACGACAAGAACAAGAACTTGAACGAAGACGACAACAACTACTACAACAACAAGAAATAGAACGACAAGAAGCAGCAATTAGACGACAACAAGAAGAACAAGCGCGAATACGAAGAGAACTAGCATTTTGGGATCAATTTCCATAATTTTATCCAATTAATCCCATTTCAGTTTTGCCGTCCCATATACTCCTAATACCATTATATTCTGTATAAAAACGACTATAACCTTTTGCGTCTGTCTCCTTCTCAATCATTCCGTTTTCTTTAAGTATTCTAAATAAATTATTTATTAGTAAATCATAACTATCCGCAAGTTCATACAATGACTTGGTCTCGGTTTTATAATCTTCAATAATTTTAATTAATTCAACTGCGTCAGGTTGCCTATTTTTATACTCAAATTCTTTTAGATCCATAGTTTCATATAATTCATCATCATATTCTTGACGACCAATGATTTCAATGCGACACTCTTTATAATCAATTGCTCTTTCTACTCCATCACGGCGACCATCGTGTTCATATATAAGTTCATATAATTCCTCCATTTCCATACCATATTTCCACGCCGTATTTCTTATACTTCTACACGAATAAAATTCCTCTAGTATTTTTTCAGTATTTGTGGTCATCTTGTAAATGTATATATGTAGTTTATGATAAATATATATACATTTAAAAATAATTCAATTTTTTTTGAAAAAAAAATAATTAACTGTGTAAAATAATTAATTGTGTAAAATAATTAACTTCTTGGCGCCATCGGAATAGTATCATCTTCTGCCGCTGGTCCTGGAGGTATATTTATAAATAATTTTGGTCTAATATAAAACGACTTGTTTTTAACATTGTCGCCATATTTGTCTCGTAATGTTATTCCTGAGTTTGTGTTTAACGCTGGCGCTAATTCAGCGTCGCGTCCGTTTACATTATTAAATTGCCCTGCTTCGACTATTTCTATCTTATAATGACTGTCAATGCCAAAATCGTCGCTATATGCTTTTGGGGTTATAAAATCGTAAAGTTGTGCAATTGTGCACTCGCTTTTTATATTGTACGTCTGCGTTTTACAAGTATACACTTGCTTAAAATATAGGTTAACGGTTTCAAACTCACTCATCTTGTTTTATTATTATACTATTTATTTTTTGTTAGTTTTTAAATTCAATTTTATTATTTTGATTTTATTTACAGGTGTTTAAGTTTGGTTTCTAAAGTCTTAAAATAAAAACCATTATATTGAATATTTTTCTCAAGCGCTTTTGCCAATGTTTTGTCACTCATTTTTAATTGCTTTATACAATCATATTTACAAATAAATTCCTTAATGAGATTATTACTTGTGTCATATTGTCCGACACCATTTTTATATAGTATTGGTTCACCATTTTTTTCAACAAAATTATTTTTTAAAATAGTATCACAATCATTATATAATTTATAATAATGACCTTTTGTTAATGTAAAACTTTTTACTGGAGTGTCTAACGCTGACGCTGAAGTGTAATCATTAAAATGTGCTGCTGTTTTTTTATCTAGATAAACATTTATTATTTCTGTCCTTTCGGCATTTAATTTGGCAATATATCCTGTATTTTGTACTTTCGTTGGTTTTGTTGGTTTTAAATTGTAAATTATATTAGCATCTAATTGTCTATCAACAAAAGCCCATCTGAACCCATTATAAAGAGTATTTTCAAGAACCGCTTTATTAATGCTTGGTCTCTTTATATGATTATTTTCTTTCATTAATTCAGAAACACTTTCATATACTTTGACTAACTCCAATGTTTCTGGGTTTATTTTTTGTAAACGAGGACCAAGTGTTACAAGTGGTTCATTAAATCCAGTTACTACTTTAGTTTGAGTTTTGTCAAATTTATCTAATAATTCTTTATTTGACTGTTCTAGGTTGTCAATTTTTCCAGACATTTGTTTTACAGTTTTTATTAATTCTTGTATTAATAAATTATCATTATTTGTATTTTTCATTTCGAGCATCAGTTTTAATTGTTCGTTTTCTAATTCTATTTTACTAGTATCGTTGTTATTAAAATATTTAACATTATTATTTATAATATCTAATAATGTTTTGTAAGAGAGAACCTTACCAATTAAAAACAATTCTAATTCAGATTCGTGACCTTTTAAATCGGTAACACGATTGCCTCGAATAGTTTCGTGATTATGTAAAAAACTCTCAAAATCTTTGCTTTTGTTAACGGCAAAGCAATCCAATAACAGACATTCGTCGTATTTTGATTTGTGTTCCTTGTATCTATCAATTACGCCTCTGCGACTTTCTCCTAGTTTTATTATATATTGTTTATTTTCAAAAGTTTTGACTTTAACTATATAAATAATTGAACCAATTGTTGCGTATTCTTTTAATAATATTTTCTCTCTTTCTATAACCTTTTGTTTGTCTAGTTTTAATTCATATTCTTTTGCTTTTTGGTCTTCTACTTGTAATAATTGTTTTTGTAAATCGTATACACCATTTAATCTTATTTCTTTTATTATTTCACATACCCAATTTTGAAATTTTTCAGCAATTGGTTTTCTTGATTTAAATAATACTTTATATAAACCTTTTTCAGTAAGAAATGTTACTTGTTGTGAACCTCCAAGGGTGTGCGTAGTATGCACTACCTTTTCAGTTTCATCAAAATCACGTATTACGGACCTTATTGCCGACATATCTAATACAGTTCCTACATCACTTGCTCTAAATAATGGTTCATTTACCGTTCCTTTTATAACTATTTCTGTATGTAAATTGTTTGAATTAAATGCCTTAACTACTTCCATGGTTGTATATACATATAATACACCCTTTATTTAAATTGTTTTATACTTAATATATTATATTGCTTTGCCAATTGGCAAACCAATAGTTATATTGTTTATTGCTTTAATAATTAAAAAACGTCAATTTAATTATTAAAATATATAAAATATTCTGACACGATAAATCGTAACAGTTCGCTCAATTTGAGTACGCCAATCCTCCCATACCACTCATTATTCTGAGCACGTTATAGTTGGTAGCGTACACGCGTACCTTGGCAGTCTTTGTTCCCTCAACAGTGGCGTTGGAGAGCACAAGTTGGAGTGTGGCGTTATCAATTCTAGAGAAGTTGCACGTGCCGCTGGGTTGGTGCTCCTCAGGTCTCAAGGCAAAGGAGTACACGTTGATACCCTCATCAGGGCATCTGGTGTGAGCCTGGTAAGGCTGGACCCAAGAGAAATAAGAACCTTCACGCTCAGAGAAGCGATCTTGGCCGTTAAGTTGGAGCTTAGCAGTGACGACGGGGTTTTGTCCCCAGCAATGCATATCCAAAGAGGTCTCAGAGAGGACGAAGGTGCCGGCGTCAGAAACACCAGAGTTATCCTTGTGAGATCCAGCGTCTTGGAGAGAAGCAATTAGGGAAGGATCAAGACCAGTGGTGTTCAAGGGAACAGCGTTACCTCCAAGGTTAACCTCATTGTAAGGATTGGAGGGACCGTGCCAGTATCCAGTGAAACCAGCAGGGATGTACTCATCCATAGCACCGGCATCTTGGAAGAGACCACGGGCATCAATGTAAGCACGAGAATCAGCAGCGATGGCAGCGGGACCTCCGAAAGCGTGGATAGCGTTGGGAAGAGCATCAATGGCGTCAGTGTAGTTGAAGGGTTGGGCACCAAGGACCTTGAAGAGGAGAGCATCGCAAGTCAAAGACGAGCAATAGTCAACGTTCTGATCGGGTTGGACAACCCAGATAAGTTCTTTAACGGGGTGGTTAAAGTTGAGCTTGATCTTGTTCGAAGAAGAACCGACAGACTCATCACCAGTGAATTGGAGCTGAGTGATCAAGTACTCGTGGGGGTTTTGGGCCATTCTGCGTCTCTCATCGGTATCAAGGAAGACATAGTCAACATACAAAGAGGCGGCAACCAAAGATTGATTGTAAGCAATGGTAGCAGGAACGGGGCGACCAACTTGGTATTGAGCAGCAGAGCCACCATAAGGATTTGTGTTGCAGTTCAAGGTGGTAACAGCCCACAAGCACTCATCAATAGGGCGGATATCAAGGTTGATCTTGACCTCGTGGTATTGGAGAGCAATCAAGGGGAGAGCAAGACCGGGGTTGGTGCAAAACCAGAATTGGAGAGGCACGTAAAGGGTGGTCTCAGGAAGAGCGTTACGGGGAGCGCAAACTTGACGGGGAGCCAAGGAGTCGCAAGGAGACTCAACATCAGAGAAAGAGGGATCAGTGATGAAGGTAAGTTGGGTGGTGTTACCAATCATCTTGAAATAACCTCTTTGTTGCTCAGCAGTCATGGTGAGTTGATTCCAGATG